TTAATTTTTCCACGGGGAAGGTTTTGAAACTGAACATTCTTCCCCGACCATCGCCCGGTGGACGCCCCGTGATACATATAATTATCTCGTATCCGGTTATCTTCGCCAATACAACCTAGCATAGCTTCATATTTGGCTGTGCTTGTCTTAGCTGCTTGCTGTCTTATGTTGATCAATTCACGCACATTTGCGGGCATATTCGTATCTGCCATCTTGTTTGCTAGATATTCTTTTCCGAAAGATTCTAGTTCATACCCTTGGTCTTTCGCCCACTGCACACAAGCACCTACTTGGCGGAAGCTACCGACTGCACCCTCAGTTAATGCTGATACTCGATCTAATGCAGTAAGCGTGAAATTTAGTCCTATTTTAAAAGCAACCTCCACCGCTTCTTTGTCAATTGGTACTCCGCGGGCGTTTATCTCTTGGTCTAGCAACCACACTTCTTGCTCAAATTCTATCAACGGTCTTGTAAGTTTTGTAATCTCTCGCTCAGTTTCTACGTCTTGTTTACAATAAGCATATAATGTTTCATACATTTCAGGGTACTCTGATTTGGAATATCTTATACTTGGATCTTTCTTTGTGGCAGATTTAGGTTTACATAACTTAAGCATAGTGCTACCGCCTTCAGTATCCTTTTGGTTTATGCAACCTAATACTGCGGCTGCGTTTTTAAGAGACCTAGGCAACGCGATTGACGCAACTCTAGCCGCCGAACATCTCCATTGCGAAGAATTAACCTGTGGGAATCCTAATTTTGATACCGCGACATTCTGCCAAATACATCTCTCAAAGAAAGCATTGTGTGCTTCTATCAAAGCCCCTTCGGATATCAACGCGAACAGTTTACCTAAATCATATCCATTATCAGGTGTCCATAATTCCACAGGTTGGTCGTCTATAGCAAAAGCCATACAAAGAATTTCAGTTGAAGGGTGCGTGCTATATTTCCACGCACCCCCTGACCCGATATCTTGTTCTGAAAATGTCTCAAAATCTAAGTGTATCATAAACTATGCTAATCGGTTAGGGTTTTCTACAATACCTAGTACAACAACCTTATTTCTGGCTACCCCCAAAAACTGGGCAACTCTTTCGTGAACTTCTTGTATTGTCCAAGGTTTATTTTCATAATTACTCTGCTTCATTAAACATGAGTCAATAAGTCCTCTGTCGTAGGTAAATTCTTGACTTGAACTCCGTATATAGTAAGATACGTAATATTCCATACTCATAAACTAACCAAACATAGCTTCATTTTGTTCTTCTAGGGAAACATCCTCAGCTAATGATTCAAAAGCTTCAAATGCTGATTTGCTACCTGAAAATGGCTCAGATGTTTTCTCAACGAGCATAACCCCGTTTAATCCCGCTGATACTCCTTTGTTTCCCGACTTCTCATACGCGTAGAAATTAAGAAGTACATGACCAAAGTCCCCGCCTGCAAGATCAGATTCATGTGTTAACTGTTTGCGACTTCTATCAAATACCTGAGGTTTGTTCTTCTCAGCATTGCATTTGCATGTAATGTAATACTTGCCTGCATATTCCGGGTTATTTTCTTTTTCGTCCCCGTCTCTAATCGGCGACCTTAGATTCTTCGGATGTTTTGTTTTATCAGAACCAAATTTTTTTTCAATAGCCGCATTAATACCTTCGTGTATGGTTTTTAGATCCGTAGATTTTGGAAATAAAATATCCACGCTGTACTCTTTATTGCCATTTAGTGTATTAACCTTTGGTGTGAATAAGCTTGGGTATGAAAATTGCCCTTTCGGTGTAACTACTTGTGTTGTCATATATGTGTTATAAGTTGTTTAATGTGTTAAAAAATATTTGGTCGACGCTAACGCCCGCGACCGCTTCCCTTTTATCTACATCAGGTACCAACGTTGTGTCGGAATCTGGTGTATATATAAGATCAGCTAGCACAGCTTTGTCGATGACTTTCATCTTCTCCAATTGTGCCGGCGACTTAAGCTTAGGTTCTGCGTAAATTGCTTCTCCTAAGTACTCAAATTCTTTTATCACTTGTGCTTCATCTACCCATTTACGGTATGATTTCTTTTTCACAAGCTTGTATCCTGGTATTTCCTCGCCGTTCTTAGCAGCCTGGTTCAGGTAGCCGTAGCAAGAATCTAGCCATGATTCAATTAATTCTTTCTTGTCAATTATATTAATCAACTCTTCTTTTGTAAGAAACTCCGGTTTAGGAAACTCCTTAACGCTGAGTTCGTTAGCCTCAATCTTAGCCACCTCAGTGAAGAATTTATCCGCTACTAACGGACACCTTGGCAAAGCTGGACACCATTTGCAATGGCTCCCTTCTTTTAAAGGGGCGTTCTCACTATCTGCAAGCTTAGCAGCTTCGATTAATTCGTTCGTCCATTCGTGAACCTCTCCCGCTTTTTTCCACTGTTCTTTGATGTTTTGACCCATAGCCCTTGGTTGTATGATAGCCATGCAAACATCAGTATTAGCACTTACATCAAAATGATTCACAGCACCAACAGCGTAGTAATGAAGTTGCTTATTATCCTCTATGTTGACTACAACACCGCGACCATGTTTATAATCAATGACATATAGTTTCCCATCAGGGGTTAAACCACAGAAATCCGCAGTCCCAAACATGCCTTTGAATATGTAACTTAGGTCGAATCTATGTTCGATAAGTATGTTATCCTCATCAGCCAACATAAACTTATCAATGATATAATCCAATGCTATATCAACAGCTTCCTCCATGTCATCTGACATCTCTTCTTCAGGCTTTTCACCTTTTCCAAAAAGAGATACTCTGAGTTTATACTCTAACCATGAATGGGCTAGCGTACCTTCAGCCGCAAACGATGATGATGGCTGAGGTGGCATTTGCTTTGATAACGCTACACTACCTGGACAGTTAAACCATCGTTCAGCTGAGGAAGCCGAAAGGTGTGAGTGTGCTTTTATTTCTTCTACTTGCATATTGTAAATTTAAATTGACCTGTTACATTATTCATACCTCTTACTACATTGTATCTAGTTTCATAAGACCCTTTTATACACTCTTCAGGTACTCCTAATTCTTTAGAAATTATGCGAGTTAGCCTTCGCGTGTTACTACGCAAAGTTTCCGTGACTTCATTAGATGTCAAACCGTCAGTGACTAAATTCAATACTCTTGTTATCTCTCTCCCATTTTCCATACAATTATAATTTAATTTCTTCCATAAATTTTAAAACCACTTCTTCCCCAAAAGAAAACAGCTGAGATACAGTACCAGCGTTGAAAGACCTCAGAATAGAAATAAATTTATCAGGCCCGTGAACTGCTCCAAACTTTTTAGCAGCAAAGATCAACTCTTCCTTGGTAGGCAACTTAGGTGTTTGTGCTTCTTCTACCTTAGGTGTTTGTACTTCTTCTACCTTTGGTAATTGAGTCTTTTCAGCTTCAAAATTTAGTGTTTGTTGGGTATCTACTCTTACCATACACTTCTCAAACCACATTCTAGCTTCTTCTAGCTTATGCTGAGCCATACGAGACTCAAATCCTACTGGGGCTTCATTGCTTATAGCTACTGATACTGATATCAAAGCATTCGTTATTTGTTCATATTGTGTTTTCATATTGTACGTAAAAAGTTTATTTGGTTTCCATGTTTTTGATTGCTTCGATTAACTGAATAAAGCACCTCTCAACTTCGCTGTTGTACACTAGTTTATCCGAACTTTTAAGCTCCGATTTCAAGGTTGCTAATATTGATTCAAATTCTTCGTTCATATTTACTAGATTAAATTATTTCATTATTTTGTTTATCACGCTCTTCTTCTTAGCAATAGCTCGAAGCATAATCTCATCTATGCTTCCGCTTACTGTTAAGAATTGGGCAAGCACATGATTCTTTTGCCCAATACGGTGGCAACGATCAACCGCCTGTTCTACCTCTCCTGGTACCCATGACGATTCAACAAAAACCACCGTATCTGCAGCCGTTAGCGTAATACCAACGCCTGCAGATTGCATTTGCCCGATAAAAATTCTGCAAGCTTCATCTTTTTGGAAAGACTCAACAGCTTTATTTTTATCTGTGGCAGAAGTAGAACCATCAAAGACAACGCAACCGTAGTCTTTTAATGATTCTTGCAATTTTGAAATAACTGCCCTGTGGTGTGCGAATACCACTAGCTTGTTTTTACTTTCGAGCAAGCACTCTATGTGCGTGATACAGTCATCGAGTTTAGCCATAGCTAAGTCGTGCCTTAACTTTGCAATTTCTCCTACTGAACCTAGCTCAGGTTTCTCTTCAAGCAGTTTAATGTCCAGCTTGCTTAGGTTAGCACATATTTCTCGGCAAGCTTTGTCAGCTTCAAGAGGTACAATTTGGTAACTCTTGTCAGGTAACTGGCTTAGCACTTGAGATTTTTCTCTGCGAATCATAATCGTAGCCCTCAATCTTTGGTTCAGCTCTGCTGGGTTGCTCGCACCCCCCATCTCAAACCCCCAAGTACCTTGGTATGCACTGCAATACCTATACGCATAAGCTCTAAGGTTATCATAAGGCTTCAAAATATGTGTAGCTTTCAAGCATTTCAGAAGCGAATACAATTCTATGGGTTTATTAAGCACTGGCGTTCCCGTTAATGCGATATTGATCGGGATAGATTTCATAATCTTAGCAGCTGCTTTTGTGCGTGCTGCCTTGGCATTCTTAAGGTAGTGAGCTTCATCACACACACACAATTCAAACTTAGTTTTCAATAATTGAGACTGTATATGCTCTTTAGTTAGGAGGTCGTAGTTCACAATAACCATGGTAGCATTTGTGTTCAACCAATCTTTGGAAGTCATTATCACTTGAATCTCGTATTTAGCTTGAGTCGAATACCATTCTCGTATCTCTTTTTCCCAGTTCAGCTTTAAAGATGCTGGGCAAATCACTAAAATTGGCTTCCCAAAGTATTCCATGAGTTTTACGATTTGAATCGTCTTACCTAAACCTTGTTCATCAGCAAGCAATGCACACTTATAATTCCGAACTCTATCGATGAGTTCTTGTACACCGCGGGCTTGGTAATCAAATACACCTTCAGCTTTATAAAACCCTTCGAGTGGTGTTTCTCCGTAGGAACCTTCCTTGTTGGATTCCATTAATGCGAAGAACTCGTGAGTGCATGAATCCGTAGTTGCAAACTGCTTCAATTTCTCAGCTTTAACGAAATCATCCGTGTAATACACGCGTTTCTCTCCGTCCCATTTTAGCTTAACGATGTTCTTCTCCTCAGGCGTTTCCGCAAGGAAGTAAAATTTATCGCCAACTCTTCTTAATTTACCCATATCGTTTCTTATAATTCTTTTTCTACTAGGGACAACCTAAAAATTGCTTCAACTTAGATAAACTCTTTCAAAAAATCCTAAGTTTTCGCATATCTGCGTCAAGTTATCCCTAGCTTGTTTTAAGTATATTTACATATTTTTAAATGTCAAGTGTTTTCTCATATATTTTTCCATCTTGTATTATATAAACTGTTGAGGATCAAGAAATTTCCAACTGCGTGAAGGATCATCTTATCTTCATTTTCGATTCTATTCTTCCTAATAGTTTCTACTATTGAATCTATGTTCATATATTTCATACATTTTTAACAAATCCGTATTTTACCTTATCATCAATTCGGTAGCTTTTCGCTGTGTACCCTAACCTGCGAAGAATATTCCCTATTCTGTTTGAAAGGCCTCTTGCTTTTGAGGGGGTTTCTTTCAAACAGTGAATTAGAATATCATTCACTTGAACTTTTTCTTTGGAAGCAAAACTTTTGCAGTCCTCAGGTATATTGTCTAGCCACTGGACAATCGTTTCCTCTATTTCGTCCCTAGAAAACGAGTTGTCTCGTATCCTTTCCACTATTCTATTCGCCTCCCCGCTGAGTTTCAGCGAACTCTCTTTGTAAAGCGTTAGCCCCTCAGCGTAAATCTGCTCTATGTTTTCTTTAATGCTCTTGATGTACTCTACTCCTTCCACCGTGACATAGTCATCTTGGGTGAGTTTGCGTTTCACTGGGACTATGTAAAACCTAGCGTTCCCCGTCTCGTCTAACAGGAACTGTTCTTTGTTCGTTGTTCCGCATATCACGAACTGGCGTTTATAATCCATTGCGTCTCGGCGATACGCTTCTCGTACTGTGTCAACTTCGGTAGATATGAAAGCTTTAATACTGTTGATGTCATGCTTGCTGAATAGTGCTAGCTCTTGCCACTCAATCAATATTTTACCTTTCACAAGTGGCACATAGTCTTTCGGGTCTAACCCGTCAAGCTGTCTTGATAAAAACCAATCGTCATTGATGGCTAAGTTTTTCAAGAAAGTGGATTTACCCGCACGAGTTTCTCCGGATAGCACAAACATAAAATCGAATTTCGCTCCCGGATAATACACACGCTTCAATATCCCGCAAATCAAGATTTTTATAACCTCCTTATAATATTGTATGTTCTGCTCCTCAACTTCGAAATTGTCAGTTATCAAATTTTCTATTCTTTTGACCCCGTCCCACTTTGGGAGCTTTGATAGCCAATCTTTGACGGGGTGAAAGCTTCTGTGTGAGGATACTTCGACCACAGCTTCGTCTATCAACGACTTGCTTATGTCGAAGTTATACCCATTTAGTAGATACCTTATCTTAACACCGTCGTAGTCTAAGTTGAATTTCCTTGGTTTATTCGCCCATTGCGGGGCGTGTAACCATTCAATTTCGTTTGTGAACTCGTTGAAAGCCAGTTTGCCTTTTAATCTCTCATCGTTCTTGATATACGCCACTGCGTTTTTGAGTGTGGTCTTAACCCCGCCAGTTTTATTCAACTGCAATTCGCTCTCCCAGTCAAGTAATTCTTCTTCTTGCTTTTGCGTTTCTTCCAAAGTTAATGTCCTTTCTTCGAAACCTTTCTCTATTGCATTGAATAATTTTTCAATTGAGTGACTTCCAGCTTTGTTTTGGCTGTAACTGTACGCGTTTATCATCTTTTTTTTCAGGTCATTTGAATCCCAAGAAGGTACGCACTTATCATTCCACTCAGTCAATAAATCGAAGAATACTTCGGGGCTTAACCCGTAGTCTTTGCCTAGGCAACACACTTTAAAAGTTGCAATGTCGCCATTCTGCCCTTCAACTGCCGGAGGTATATTCGCTAATAGTTGACGCATGCGATTAATATCCGCTTGGTTATCTGAAAATCCGGTGCCTGTTAGCACTGCCTTTGAAGTCCCTTTCTGCCCAATAACCTTGTAAAACTCTGCCGGAATTTTTGTTAATCCGTTGATATTGCCTTTAATTAAAGTGTATTTTCTGCCATCGGGAAGAACCGAATTCGGTATAAGTACTTGCTGACCTTTCTGCTTAAACTCAACCCCTTTAAAGGCTTCTATTGTGTTTGGAAACTTTATTGCGTGGTCTTTCTTATAATATAGGTGGTAACCTCCACTTGCTGTATGCGTAGAAAATTCTGCATTGGCTTTCACATCGAAGTTCAATGCTCTGCTCAACTCTGCTAATGAATCCTTACCATTCGGAAAGTTGCGTGGGTCTACATCAACCACAAGTATATCTTCAGTTATTACGAACCCAACCTCGGTTGCCGTCAATAAGTTTCCCCCCCACAAAGATACATCGCTTGCTAATAACTGCCAATTGCTTACTATCGGAGCTTTGTTTTTCGTTCTTACCAATGGGAGATTTGCTTCCTTGAAAGCTTTAATCATTTCTTGCATAAATCTCTTTTAATTTATTGTTTTAATGAATGTCGTCAAAATCCATTTTTGTTTTTGGGGCTTTGAAATATTCAATCAATGTTTTTTCATCAAATCTATAATCTGCAGATTTTCCAAAGCCCACTCGATAGTGCGGAAGCTTCCCTTCTCTAGCCCATTTCTGGACAATTTGCTCTGAAATTTGAAATATTTCTGCGACTTGTTTCACTGTCAATTTTTGGTCTATCATATTACTTTAAATATATTTGTAAATCGTTTTGATTTTATTTAGATATACCTAAATTCAAAAGTCAACTAAAAATTGCTTGACTTTTGAATTTTTATATTCTTAAGCTTATATCTGAAGAAATCCTTTAAAAGCTGTTTTGGATTTATGGGGCTGCAAAATCGTAAGATTCTACAACCCCGTATGTCGCACCTTCCACTATTGCTTATGGCAATCCTTAAGTTTTTTCCCTACCAAAACTTTGGTAGCTTTGTGGGCAGGCTTTACATACGGTACTTTTTGCTTTGGAGTAAGCCCGTGCCGTTCCTCTCTTTCTTTAATTAAAAAAGAAATATACCCTGAAATTCTCACTTCATTTCCGTTTCTTAAGTTTTCGACTATCGCGTCTAAAGTCGCGTCTAGCATTGTGTCAGTTAGCTTTTGGGTTTTACCAATAGTTTTTGCAACTTGCGAAACCAATTCTTTCCTAAATATAGTATTCATAAAATGTGTATTAAATTATTTGCCTCAACTTGTTAATCGTAAATAGACAATTCAGCTTTCGGCTTCTCTGAATTGTCTATTATTGCACCGTTTTTTTCTAAAAAATCGCGGAGTAATTCGGTTACCACATCGGACTTTGTTGTCCTCTCTGACCTGCTTCTTCGTGAAGAACAGTATGTGTGAAAAGCAATTTCTAAGTCTACTGGGATTCTATACGAAACGCCAATTTTACCGTCGTCTTGTCTTTTGTTTTTTTCTTGGGTCATATTAGGTTTTATTAATTAAATTTTTATTTTTTATTTATTTAAAGTTTTATGTTTGTCAATATATTTAACGATAAAATGTTATTTTATCAATTCCTTCAGCTTGTGCTTGCTCAAGAATTTCTTTAACTTCTATAAGCTTTGGCTGTTCTTGAATTTCATCTTCTTCACAACCATATTCAATGGCATTATTAATGTCTATTAATGTGCCGACATCGTAAATATGTTCCGAAAATATATTTGCCCCCGCGTCTGATTCCGCAAAATCAATCAAAAGTTTGCGTTGGGCTTCAGGCAGTCCCCACCCGTCAAAATATGTTGTTGTTTGTGTGTATTTGTTTTCTTTAAAAATTGTTTGCATAAAATGTTTATTAAATTTCGTTATTGTAGGTTTATAAATGGGCAGTAAGCTTCAGCAATGGCGATTTCCGCCTCGCTAAGCCCCACCACTAAGCTCAAGTAGGTTTTTGTAAGCTTCGGTCGTGGTTCTTGAATAAACGCGTTGGAAACTCTCTCGCACACCTCATCAATTAAAATGTCGTGGCGTATGCAATCCAAAACTTGTTTGGGCAATCGCTTCATCGCGTTTATTGTCTTGTATTTGCCAAGGTGTTTGTTGAGCCTGTTAATCGCGGATATATCCTGCTTAAGTATTGAGTGCTGAAATCCATAATCATCTTGCGGAAACTTAATGCACACAATCCCCCCACTATCCCCGTGCGTGTAAATGCCATAGGGACTGCTCGGGTTCTCACTACTCGCAACATAAGAACCATCCGTAAAGATTACGGTGTATCTATCCGCGGTTTTCCCTCCGTTATCAAAAACCATGACTTTGTGAAGAAATCTGAAATCTTGTTTTTTCATAAAATTACAATATCAATTTGGTTTATGTTCATCATTTGCTCAAGGTTTCGTGCGTCCACTCGCTCATAATGCTCCTCTTCGCCAAACATTTCTTGATAATGTAATATTTCCGCCTTTGTTATAACTGGTCTGTAATCTTCGGAAGCAATCCAATCGCGTAAAGCTCCTATTTGAATCCCTAAGTCTTTTAAATAAACTGCTGTATATTTTTTCATAAAAGGTTTAATTAATTAATTATTTGTTTGGTTTATTCACATTCTTGTTCCCTTTCTTCTTTCCAAGTATCAAAAAGCTCTTGCAATTCAAGATTTGCGTTCTCAAGAACTGCGTCATTGTCTGCTGGGTCGCACTCATCAAGAAAAGCGTCTGCTTCTTCAGGTGTTGCACCGCATAAATCCGTTATTTGCTGTTTAGAGTAAAAATTTCCCAATATCACTATATCCCTTCGCCTTTTAATTTCCCGCATAAGCTCTTCGCTTGTGTATAGTTCTAGTGGTGCTGGAATCGTTACCTTTATGTTCGTATTCATAAAATGTTTAATTAATTGTTAATGTTTCGTTATCTTGTTTATCCGCGACTGTTTCATAAACGCTTTTCAGTTCTTCGTATGAAAATCGGTGGCAACCAATAACGCAATTCCCTTCCGCGTATATATTGTTGAGGGTATAAGAACCAATTGTTATGGGCAACTCCACTTCTTTACCTTCCGTTATAAAAGCCGTTATAATGCGAAAAAGTGCCAAGCCTGCGTTTTTTGGTATTCTTGCACCTCGGTGGCTTTCGAATTCTTTGCCGTCTTTGGATAATCTCGCAAAATCGGTTTCCCCGCACATTATTTGAATTTGAGACTGCGGGACTGTTATTAGTTTGCCTTCGCTATCTCGCTCGTGGTTTTTCCAAGCTTTTACTCGGGCGTTGTACTCTTCGCGTATTTGCTCCCGCTTTTCTTTTTCTTTCGCTTCTTTGTCTTGAGTATATGCTTTGGCAAGGGCTTTTGAATCCGCGGTGTCCGCAAACTTTGACTGTGCTTCTATTAATTCAGTTAATTGCTGGTAAAAACGCTCTTCGCCTGCTCGCGTGAAACCTCCTTTGTATATTTCACTAAAGTTCTGCAAATACAATTCCGCGTTTCGGCGTTGCTTTTCAATTTCAACCAAATATTTTGCGGGCGTTCTTGCGTTTTTAAGCTTCGCAATTTGAGTTTCTAAGTTGGCTTTAAAATGGTCAATAATGTTTTCAGGTCGGAAACTATCATAAACCTCAATAATGCGGTAATGACTAGGCAACGCGTTCCTTAAATATCTTTGGTGCTTTGCCCTTGTTATTGAATAATTTCGCGTTGTAACCATTGCAAAATTGTGTTCTGGGAACAATTCCGCGATTTTCGTGCTGTAAGAATATAGTTCGTTTCCGAAAAACGAAACGGTTCTTTTGGAAGTTCTTGCCTTGTTTTGTGATTGGTTCGCCCAAAGGTGGCAAATTTCCCGTGGTGAACTGTAGACTATTTTTGCCATAAAATTTGATATTAATTAAAAAGTTTGTTTTATTAACTGGGAAACTGTGAATCGTGTATATGAAGAGTATAAAACAATTTCCCCACGCTTCCACGCTTCAATTTGCGGATTATTAGGTTCATTGTTTTCGTTATCAACCAAGGTGCAATAAACTTTTTGGCTTCCCTCTTCAATGTCTTCTTCAAGCGTGCCATCGGTGAAATAAAGATTATTAGCAATGAATTTTAAGACTGCGTCCCGTGGCGACTCTGCTTCTATTTTACCTTCAACGCCATATACATTCACACCTTTACCTTCGCCCTTTTCAAAATTGTCTTCAAAAACCTCGGTGATTGATTTTATTAAATATTCGTTCATAAAATTTGATATTAATTAAAAAGAATAAAGCATTGGTAGTTCGTTCGCCTCAAACGGTGAATTTACCGCACCAATTTCAATGGTGGGAAACATATTTATGATTTTCATCATGGCTTTTTCTGCCAAGGGAAAACCCATTTGTGCTCCAAAATCCGCCCCTGAAGTGTTGCGTATGGTGTTAAGAAAACCAAGGGACTTCTCAACTAACGCAACCATTTCCAAGTTAAAAGCTTTTGGGAATATACTTGCGTAAATTTGCCCTTTCGTTGCACCCACAAAAAGCAAGGCGTGATAATGCTGGCTGTTAAGAACGCAATCGTCGGAAGGGTTAAGGTCGCCGTCTTTTAATGCTTCCCACAAAATAGTGGAAATGTTTGTTTGGATGTAATTCATACATTTTAAAAAAAGTTGTTATAAAGTTATAAATCATAGAAATCTATTTGTCAAGAAATATTTTATATTTATTTCAAGATTTATATTTTTCTATAAAATACTATAAAACAAGTCTTTTCTATTTGTCAAGAAATATTTTATATTTTTTTCAAGAAATATTGATTAAAGGTTAAAAGGCTATATTGCATAAGGGTTTGTTAATCTTTGTGCGTGGGGTTGGAGGTGAGGTAACCATTGGGGCGTGGGCGTGTGTAATGTGTAAATAGACATTACACGAAAATTAGACATTACACCAAAAACCCTTATACTATATACTATATTGCTATGTTGTAATGTGTAATGTGTAATGTTATATAACTTAGTATATAGTATATAGTATATAGTATAGTATTGAAATAAATACATATTTTATATTTTATTAAATTTTAATTTAAAAGAAAATAATTTCAGCGAGTTCTTATGTGAAAGTTTTGAGAAATTAGACATTACAGATTACAAGTCGATTAAAACCCTGTTCCGACCTAGGATTTTTATGCTAAAAATGTAATGTGTAAATAGACATTACACAACAAATAGACATTACACTTTTGGTGGATGTGATTCAGCGTAAATTTTTATAGCTTTTATAGTTTGTAAGTTGTCTACTCTTTGAGCTTCGCGTTGCAATTGCTTCTTGCGTTCTTTGACTAGGTTCTGTTTGGCTACTGGGTATGCCTTATGGCGGATGGTTACCGACCAAACATTTTCTACATTGTGTTCCTTTAAAAGCCTCCAAGTTTGGTAAAACGCCCCCGTTTTTGAGCAAGCGTCAATGTGAAAGCTTTTAGAATCCCCGGTGATGTTAGATAAGCGAACGGTTACATAATATCTGAATATAGGTGCATTAGGCATTGTGTGTTTAATAAGTTGTGGGATTTGATAAATCAAAATGTGCTTTTGTCAATATATAAAGTAAAAGGGCTTTAGGTGGAAGGTGTTGAGACTGTTGGAATTTAGGGTGTTTTATTAAGTTTAGGTGGTATTTTTACCCAAAAAACACCCAATTCGTAAGCTTATATACGCAATTCAGCTTCCTAAGCCTCTTAATCAATCAAGTCTATTCAGCAAGGGAAACACTCCAAGGCAATCAATAAAACGCTTTAAAAGGCTTCCTACGAGACGCATTTTGTCGGAAAACTTCATAAAACGCCTGAAATGCGGGGGTGAAGGTACATTGTGTGTATGTATTTACATAAAGATATAATATTTCTTGAACTAAATAAACTTAATGAGCTTATGAATCAATTGAACGAAAGTTATATAATACACACGGGGGGTGTGAATGTGGACGGCGGGTGCTGTTGAAAAAACTGAATGGGCATAGGGGGTGGGGATCGCGTTATAATCTGAAGGGGTACCCCGCGAAGTGAATGCAAGGGGTGTACGTGGGTAATTGACATCTATAATTTTTTGGGTCGCACGGGAGCCGTTGGCACCCTAAGCTAAAAACGCCCACACAGCCCACTCACGTCCACAGCAGACACAACAACGCAGCCAATACACTAACACACCCAAGCCACTAAAAATTTTAGCCTTGACTTTTGTAAAACCAGATTTTAAATATTTAAAGAAATAATAATTCAAAACATCAAGAATGTCAGAAAAGGAAAAAATCCGCAAAGTTTCAGCTAGCATGAAACCTAAAGATTTACCCACCCAAGAGGATATCTCCAATGGTTTACCTGACCAACCTTTTTGGAATATGAAGCATTACCTATTCCTAAAGTCTTACCGCGAGACACTGGACATACACGAATCCGCTAAAATCGTTGGAATAGACGCTAAAGGGCTTAGGAAGGCACTAGACGACCCAAAGATACGCCACGCTATGGAAGACGCTAAAGAAGACTTTATCGAGTCCTTAAACCTCACGCCTGCCAAAGGAGCGAAGAAATTCATGCAGGTATACAATAAGATCGAAAAAAGATTCGATGAAGGGGATAGTAAAGTAGCCGCACCATTGGCAAACATGGCTGCAACCTTTCTAAAAGCTACCGGGCAGCTAAGCGAAAAAGAAGATAGAGTTCAAACGAAGGTATCAATTAATATTAGTTTATCTAACGATAAACCTATTCAGAATGTAACATTAAGCGAAAGCAGTTTAAATTTAAAATTAATTAATGGTCAATAAAATGAACAAAAAAGTCCTTGAAAAAGTCTGCATAGACTGTATAAATGCCAACAACCACCTACATATAGGTGCGAATTTCAAAGTTAGTACCGAATTTGGTAAATGCGACTGCTGTGGTAAAATGTACGTAGTGGTACCATTCCGTAGATTTTTTGGAGAAAATACGGTTATACAACCGAGCCAATTGGGTACCCCAGTCCAATCAGAAGACAAACCTAGTGAAACTTCCGCGATTATAGAATCTTTAAAAGTATCATTGGAAACTAACACCAAAGAAAGCCAAGAGCATTTGGTACTCATTCGGAAACTTCAAAATATAGTTGGCGAACTCCAAGCAAAGATTCAACAACCTACGATAACAGAACTTCCAAAAGCACAAAACAATAAAGCTCCAAAGAATGTAAAATCTACGGAAGACGCAAACGCTGCTTATGAGTAGAATAAAAAAAAGCTTTTCGGCGACACCCGAAGAGTTTAATCTAAATTACTCCCCAGCGGGTCCAGTTTCGGCAAAGTTTCACCAAGATCGCAGCTTCTTCCGTGGGCTAAAGGGACCCGTAGGATCAGGTAAATCAGTATCGTGCTGCCTAGAGATGTTTATCATAGCTGGGCAAAGACCAAAAGGGATTTCAGGGCTTCGTAAATCTAGGTGGGTAGCAGTAAGAAATACAGGTCCGGAACTTGAAACTACGACAATTAAGACGTGGTTAGATTGGTTTCCGGAAAGTATCTTTGGTCACATGAGTAGGAAGCCTCCAATCACGCACACTGTTAGGATATCAGATATCGAGATGGAAGTCATATTTCTAGCATTAGACCGGGACGAGGATATGAAGAAATTGTTATCACTTGAAGCTACAGGCATTTGGTTAAATGAAGCTAGATTTATTAATAAGTCGATCTTAGACGCAGCAACAGGCAGGGTAGGAAGATACCCATCAAGGAAGGAGAAGCCTGAAACAATGAGTGATGAAGAGTGGTTACCTTGGTATGGAATTATTGCGGATACGAACCCGCCTGACGATACTCACTGGTGGTACAATTATGCAGAAGAAGACGGTTGGTTGATAGATAGGGAAGGAAACAAACGCGATTTAAACCTAGTACCCCCAAATCAAAGGTTTAGTTTTTTTGATCAACCATCAGGATTTTCTGAAGAAGCGGAGAATAAAGAAAACCTACCTAAAGGATACTATGATACCCAAACTTCAGGTAAAACTAAAGAATATATAGATGTATTTTTACATGGTAAGTATGGATTTATTCAGAGTGGTCAACCTGTATATGGCAGTAGTTTCAATGAAGATTTACATGTAGCTAAGGACCCAATAAAAATCATACCTCAATCTACGATCTATGCAGGTGTCGACTTTGGGTTAACGCCGTGTTGCGTGTTTGCACAACGGACAATAGATGGACAATGGCAAGTGTTTGCTGAAATAACAACACCAAAAGGGGAGACCATAAGTATACCACAGTTTGCGGGTATGCTGAAATCGTATATTGACACTAACCTTTCGGGGCATAGATTAAGTATTTACGGAGATCCATCGGGGGGATTTCGCGATCAGCAAGGTATGACTGCGTATGATTTGTTTCGTAACAAAGGTATCATTATCCAGGCAGCTCCGACGAATAATTTTATGCCTAGAAGAGACGCAGTTCTACAGCCGTTGCTTAGGTTAATAGGAGGGAAACCAGGGTTTTTGCTAGATAAGAGTTGTCGTATAGTACGGAAAGGGTTCAACGGGCAGTATAAGTACAGGAAGTTGAGCGTAAGTGGCGACGCAAAATATACACAAGAGCCGGACAAGAACGAATATAGTCACCCCCACGACGCTTTACAGTATCTAATGTGCGGCGGTGGGGAGTATAGGGAGCTTAGGGCTACCCAAAAAAGTAATATAGGTAAGTCTTTTGTTGGAAAATCATGGAGTATATACTAGACAACGGGCTAAAAAATTTCCAAAGTTTCGCTGTATTTACGGAGGATTTAGCTACCCCCCATTGGTGGTCAAAGTTTTTAAAAAAACCATTCTTACACGTATTGGTAATACACTCTTGGGAAGAAGGCGGTAGGCAGTTTGTAAGAATCCAAGATCCCGTTGTAAATTTGAGTAAATGTAAGGTATACTTTAGAGAATCTAAGCCAATTGAAGTTTTACATTGGTATTCTTTTATGAGAGATTATAGGAGTGCGTGCGTAGGCAAACCACCAAAAATTATAAAATTAAAAATATTTCTTGACAAATATAATTCTTTAAATAAATTAATATCAAAGTTACCTTTGTGTACAGCGTATATAATGCGAGCTATGGGTATAGCTTCTTATGCTATAACACCGTTTCAGCTGTATAAAGCTTTACGTAGCAAAGGTTGCCGTAATTTATTTTAGAAAAATATGGGTGGAAGTCCTTCAGTGCCTGATAATTCAGCTCAAATAGCTGCCTCTAAAGCTCAACAAGATTCTCTTACCCAAAGGGCTAGTGAGTTACAAGCAAATAAAGAAGCATTAGCAACCAAGGCAACTGCACAATTTAACGCCCGGAGAAGGAATCAGAGTGGAAGAGCGACTCTCATATCTACTTCAGAGCAGGGAGTAGTCAAGACAGCAACAACAACCCCAAACTTATTAGGAATTTAACCACGCACAAATGAATTTTGAAACTCTGAAAAAAAGATTTGATGAATCAGCGAAAAGGAAAACGAATTGGGAGGTTATTTATAAAGATACTCTGCAATATGTGGCACCTGAGAGGGAAGGGTTTTCGCAAAAATCGGATGGGGCAACAAATAAAAGAGACCCTCTAAATATTTGCGATTCCACAGCGATTACCGCATTAAACAAATTCGTATCTAACCTACAGTCTTCGTTGGTCCCACCCATGAAAAAGTGGACTAGGTTAATCCCTGGAGAAAGTATACCTCCGGAAATGCTTGACCAAGTTAAGATTACATTGGATTCGGTTTCAAACATCATGTTTTCTGCCTTACAAAATAGTAATTTCGACACCCAAATTGCGGAAGCTTTTACCGACCTTGCAGTTGGTACAGGTGCGTTATTATGTTTAAAAGGGGACGATGAAAGAACCCCACTAAGATTTGTGACAGTTCCCCTAAACGAATTATACTTAGAAGAAGGACCGTATGGCAAGATAGATACAGTTTTCCGCAAACATAAGCTAGAGGTTAGGAATGTTCAAGCTACCTGGGAAGACGCTAAGATACCGGACGCACTTCAAAAGGTAATTGAATCAGAGCCTAGTAAGCAAGAGTATTTTATTGAATGTACATACCCTTCAAAAATTTGGGTAAAACGAACTGAGCAAGACCCCCAAACTCTCAAGACTACGATGAAAGAAGTAGAAGTTAATGGGTATATTTATAAAGTTTTGTATGAAAACACGAAAGATGTCATTGTTGAAAGGGAGCAAGAGAGTTCGCCATGGATAGTATTCCGATGGTCAGTAGCCCCCGGAGAAATCTATGGGAGAGGTCCGGCGATGTTCGCACTACCTGATATCAAAAGTCTTAACAAAACGAAAGAACTAATCCTTAAAAGGGCTTCCATTGACGCTGCAGGTATGTGGACAGCCGAGGAAGATGGAGTGATGAATGTAGAAAATATTCAGATGGGACCGCATGCGATTATCCCTGTTATGAAAAACCCAGGTGGAATGAGTTCCCCATCGATTTCCCCACTAAGTATCCCAGGAGGTTTTGATATAAGCCAAATGGTTATTAATGACTTGCGTACAAGCATTAATGAAACGATGTTTGCCGATCCGCTAGGACCTATTGATCTTCCAGTCAAGACTGCAACAGAAGTTGCATATAGGCAGCAGGAACTCGCGAAGAGAATTGGTTCAGCGTTCGGCAGACTTCAATATGAAATGATTACACCATTGATCAATAGGGTACTTTATGTGCTAAATGAATGGGAATTACTCCCGACTATGGGGGATAAATTGATTATTGACGGTAAGATCATCGGAGTAAAACACGAGTCACCTCTAGCAGCCGCACAAGACCAAGAAAGTGTTATGGCGATACAACAGTTTATCCAATTCTTGGCAGGGGTATTTGGTCCTCAGGTAGCTATGACATTGGTACAACCTGATAAAGTCGTGCAACACATGGCGAAATTCTTAAACATACCTGCAGATATACAGCTGACACAAGAACAACTAGACGCGTTAAAACAAAAGCTTATGCAGATGGGTCAGATGGCAGAGCAGAACATGCAAGTACAAGCTAATAGCGGAACTTTACAATAGTAATTATGCAAGACAACGAAAATCATAACCAAAAACAGTTAGAACCGATGGACGAAGAGTTGAAGATATACGCTCATTTAATATCCGCGGAAGGTAAAGTTTTTACCGATTGGCTAAGAAAACGCACGATAGAAAAGCCAATAGGGCTAGGAGTTCAAGACGGGATCCAAACAGCTTTACTTACAGCAAGGGAGCTAGGAAGGTCAGATATTTATCACGAAATAACCCGATTAATTAATAAAGTTTCTAAATATGCAAGCAGACAATAGTGCAACAAACGCACCCGATTCTACTCAAGCTAGTAACGCCACAGCAGGTACAGTTACGCCGGATCTAAACACAGTATTCAACTATCAGGACTCTCCACATAAAGGGATAGACCCTGCCGACGTGGTACCACCAAAGGATGGAAAGTCGGAAGCTCTTCTTTTTGGGAAATATAAGACGCAAGAAGACGCTCAGAAAGGTTATCAGAATGCAGAAGCTAAGATTCGTGAACAGGGGGCGGAGCTAAATAAGATGAAAGAGCAGTATAAGCCTATGGAAGATTACTCTGAAGAAACATGGTCTAAAAAAGTAGAATCTTGGAAAGCTGACAAAAGTTTGCCTGAAGGTCTAACTTATGACCCCGCTATTCCGGAGATTAATATGCTTATAAAAGGTTTTGAAAAAGCGGGGGTGTCAGAAAAGCAAGCTAAGGATATTTTAGCAGGTGCAGTTGAAAGACAAGAGTCTATCATTAAAGAAAAACAAGAATCGATTAAGCAAGAGTTAGGTCAGGAAGGAATGAAAAAAGTTCAGGCGTTAAATACTTTTGGTTCTAAACTATCCCCCGAAGACGCAACAATTTTTGCGTCGCTATTTGCGTTTCCTTACGTCGAGGCTTCTCAAGTAGATTTAATGCACCGCTTACTATGTGGACAAACCGAAAGGAACATACCAACGGGAACTTCAGCAGCACCAGTTGCTAAAGCTTCAGTAGACATTTATAAAGAAATTATGACATTCCAAGAGGCTAACAAAAATATCCTTCAGACGGACGCTAAAGCTCAGGAAAGGATAAATGCTATGTGGGTAGAATACGGGAACGCACAAAAAAAGGGTCTCTAAATTATACGCAGAATGGTAGCTAGATTTTTCGAAGATTTAGAGGGCAATCAATCCAGTAAGAGATTAACTGGATTTGCCATGGTGGTCTTTGCTATGCTTTTATCATTGGTAATATTTGGATTAAGCTTTTATAGTGAGATTCCCAACCAAGTTATACTCTTAGATTTAGTCCATACATTCGTTTATTCAGGGTCGAGTTTGTTAGGTATTGGTGTGCTGGAAAATTTTTCAAAAACGAAATAAATCTTGACAAATATAATTACACATATATTATGTAATTAATCGCAATAGGTTTATACCATTAGTGTAGGACACACCCGAAGGGATCCAGCAATTATAGTATAATAAATTGACTCTGAAAAGAATACTCGATACGAACCTTAGAGATAATTAAAAAAAAAAACAAAATCTTTATTAATTTTAATATTTTTTATGGCTAGTAATCTACCTGAACATTTCTTAACCCAGTTTGATACTCGAGTTAGAAATGAATACCAATTTGAAGGGATCCTTCAGTACAATATGTTTTACACGAAAATGGGTAACGCACAAACATTCAAATTTAACAAACAAGGTATTGTGTATTCACACGAGCATATCTCTAACTCTCCTCTTATCCTAGGGACAGTTGATAAATCAGTAGTTGATGTGAGTGTTAAGTTCTACGATGTTGATTTGACCATCGATCCAGTAGAACAAAAAATGATCAATTACTCAGAAGAGCAATATTTGATTAACTCTGCAAAAATGGCGATGGCGAGACGTAGAGACGCTGTAATCCTAGAGGCTATTACCTCTACAGCAACTTCTAATGTAATTCCGAAAGATATTTCGGGTGCTGACGCGGGTTTAACATTAGAAGCTTTGCAAGAAACTGCAGCTATGATGGATGACGCTAATATCCCTGACCAAGGTAGGACAATGGTAGTTAATCCAAGGCAACTTCATAACCTTATGAAAAACACTAAAGTTACTTCTGCGGACTTTAACTCTGTGAAAGCTTTAGTAAATGGTCAAATAGATTCATTCTACGGGTTTAAGTTTGTAAAAATGCCGTCTTTCCAAGTAGCACAAGGTATTAACGCAAGTATCCCAGTGGATGACGTTAATGATGAGACTTTTGCATACGCTTTCGTCGCTAGCGGAAATGAATCTTGTCCTATTGGGGTAGCGGTAAACACGGATATCACATTTGAGACAGGCAAACTTGCTCATATGGGGTTCAGTACTCTTATTCACGGACTTGTTGGCTTAGGTGCTAAAGTTATCGATGAAAAAGGTATGTTCAAAATTGTATGTAACAAAATTTAATTTCAAATTGTATGAGTTTTATCAGATCGAATTTTACGAATGTAAATTTCAACCAAAGCAAAACACCGAATGAGTTTGCTTATATCACTACGGATACTATTTCAACGGTACTAGGTACTGGCTACTTTAATGCGCTATACGATATGGTAGCTATTGGGGATATTATTCGCGTGCATGCCAGCAATGCTATTACTTTCACAAAAGTTTCAGCTAACGCTGCTAAAGTCGTTACTATTGTCGATGGTACGAACATTATATAATCTTCGACTCAGTAGCTTAGATGTCTAAGCTACTGGCTAATCTTTTTTAGTTCATATATGATGAATGATATTGATATCTGCTCAACAGCTTTATTAATGCTAGGAGCTGACGAAATAACAACATTTGACGATGAAACTAGAGAAGCTAAAATATGCAAACGCATATACGAATTAGTTGTGAGAGGCTGCTTAGCAGAACGTGATTGGACGTTTGCACAAAATTCAGTGATACTAAATAAGCTTTCTGATATACCATTATTTGGGTATTCTTCGGCTTTCAGGTTACCAAGTGACTACTTGAGACTCGTAGGGAAAGAAAACCCCGGGTTACCACATTCAATTAAAGAGCAGTATTTGTATTGCAATGCTTCCGAACTCAAAGTGAATTATGTATTTAGAGTCTCAGAAGAAAAATTTCCACCAATATTTAACATGTATGTTGTGCAAAGTTTGTGCAAAGTTTTAGCTATATCGTTATTAGAGGATGAGAAAAAGGCTGCGTATTATGAGGATCAAGCCGCGAGTACCCGGAGAAAAGCGGGTTTGATGGACAGTCAAAGTAATGGGAATTCAAAAATGGCGTTTCATAATTTTGCATTATTAGCTGTAAGGTATTGAGTTATGTCAAAGATAAGAACAGTAAAAACTTCGTTTGTTTCAGGGGAATTATCCCAGCAAGTATTCGGTAGGACTGATAAAGATTTTTATTTTAATGGTGCAGATAAGCTTCGAAATGTGTATGTTGATCCTTTAGGCGGTGTATACAAAAGAGAAGGGATGAGGTTTATTGACAGCACATACCAAGGGGGGAAAGCTAGGTTAGTGGAGTTCACATTCAATACTGAACAAACATACCTTATAGTGTTTTCGGACAAACGCATGCGTGTATACAAAGATGATGTACTCGTAGCAGAAGTAACTTCATTGGTCATCGATAATATTTCCGAAAGTATCTTATCGGAGTTAAAATACGCTCAATCTGCGGATACATTAATCTTGGTTCATGAGAGTGTAAAACCTATCAAAATCACAAGAACATCACACACAAATTGGGTAGTAGACTATATAAGCTTCGAGTATGTTCCTACGTATTTATTCAACGGCGTAACGGTAACCGAACCGGACGCAAGTATTATATTTTCGTCTTTAACTGGCGTTGGTGTCAGCATAGTATCCACAAGTCCGGTATTTTTACCTGAGCATGTTAAGCAGAAGATAATAGGAAAAACTGGGGGGATATTCAATATTACACAGTATGTAGACGCATACAATGTAATCGGAGATATAGGAGTTGAATTTCCTGGAGATATATCTACACCTACAGTAGTAAACCGTATTGTGTTAGGTAAAGGAAACTGGGATGGCGGGATAGGTTTATCGGGGAGTGAATACGATATTAGATATTCAAGCGTACAAGCTTCGGTCACATTGAGTGGTATTTCGTCAGGGGTAGTTACTGCGACTTGTTCTATGAGTGATCCTCCTAATAGCATAGCCTTTGGTTTCTTAGAATATATTTTTGGGAGGGAGTCCCCGGGGGGGAGATTTAAAACTACTGAAATTATAGGAGACCCATTAACTACTAGTCAACTTAGGGGCATAATAGAGCAAGAGTTTCCTATACCCCAAGACACTAACGCTCTCCAATATGATTATACTGAATGGCAACTTGAGACTGGATATGAAGATGTGTGGAGTGAATCTAGGGGGTATCCTAAAACATGTTCTTTTTATCAAGGTAGGCTTTGGTTTGGTGGTAGTACCAGTAGACCATCGACATTATGGGGTTCAAAAAGTGGACTATTCTTTAATTTTGATATAGGAGGGGGTAACGCAGATGACGCAATCGATGTTACCATCGATGATGACAAGATTAACGCTATCGTGAATATATTCCCAGGTAGAAATTTCCAGGTATTTACAACCGGGGGAGAGTTTTACATACCACAAACAGAGACGGATCCGATTAAACCTGAGAATATTGTACTTCAGAAAAGTACTTCCCACGGGTCAAGTAAAGTAAAACCGATATCGGTAGATGGGGGTACTATATTCATAGAATCAAGCGGTCGGGTTGTGAGAGAGTTTATATTCAACGAACTCGAGCGAAGTTACAATGCTAAGAGTATTTCGCTTTTGTCGTCTCAGCTAATACAATCTCCAGTTTCGATGGCGATTCGCCAATCGCGAAGCGAAAACCCGGCGGATTATGTATATGTTGTGAACGCAGATGGCACAGTCGCTGTTCTTAGTATCCTCCGCGGGGAGCAACTCCTTGCCTGGTCGCTATTTACAACTCAAGGTTTAATAGAAGACTTAGTCGTAGTCCTTAGAGATGTTTATTTGGTGGTAAAACGCGTTATAAATGGAGTTGAAAAAAGATTCATAGAAAAGTTAGACCGAAATTATTACCTAGACGCAGGTATGATATCAGAGAGTGAAGAGGCTACTATATCGCACGAAGGTTTTTTACCACTGGCTAACCAAGATGTTAAGGTGCGAGCAGATACATTTGTATTGGCAGACAACACTATATCTAGTGAAGGTGCTATCGAAATTGAACTCGATTACAAAACTATCGAGGTTGGTCTAGGTTTTGATGTTCTCATCAGATTGTTACCCGTGGACGTTAATCTCGGAGTCAAGACTTTAACAGGAGACTGGCGTAGAATAGTATACGCTATGATACGAACATACAAGTCTAGAAGTTTTGAAGTTCACTGTGGGCGGAATATCGTCAGACCAGTTTTTCGTAGCTTAGGCTCAAATTTACTTGACAAACCAATTGACCAGTATAATGGTTGGAAGAAAGTATACTTATCAGGTGGTATCACACGGGACGCGTCAATAGACATAGTTCAGAATGAGCCAGTTGATTTTGATTTAATATCAATCGTTATTGCTGTTACAGTATGAGTGATTTTAGCTACCGTTGGTGCCTTAACGAAGAAGATTATGCAGTAGTATGTGGCATGATGAACGGGTGGGGTATGAATGCTTTACATCGTAGAATGCTTTCTGAGAACGGAGCTATCGTCAGCAAAGATGGGATAGACGCGTGTTCAGGTTGGCTATACCAATCAGATAGCAAGATAGCGTGGGTTGAGTGGGTAGTCTTGAATAAAGAAGCTCCTAAGGAAATCCGTACCGGAGCTTTAGATTTCTTATACGAAACGTTATTTACCAGGGCTAAGGAATTAGGGTTTGAAGTTATCATGAGCTTATCGCATGAGAATAAGTTTGATAATCTCCTAAAAGGAAAAGATTTTAAGAGAGAAAAATTTACAAAAACAGATATATTTTACAAGAATTTATGGGCTTAGAAACGATAGCATTAATAAGTCTCGGGGTCGCAGCCGCGGGGGCAGGCGTAGGTGCGTATTCTGCGGTAAAGCAAGGGCAATTCCAACAGGCGGCTGCAGAACAGCAGGCTTCTGAAATGGAGATACAAGCACAAGCATATAAAACCCAAAGAGCCGGAGAACAAGTAGATGAAGCTAGCCAAAGGCTGGATAGGGCAAGACAACTCGACAGTTTGTTTAGGGAACAACGAGTGGCAGCCGCGTCTTCAGGTCTAATGGGAGGGTCTTTCTCAGCTATGCAAGCTCGAGATCTATCGGCGTATTCAAGGGAACAAAACTTGACCAGTATCTACACATCAGCCAAAGACTCTAATGCAGCGTTACAATTAGATTCAATGAAACGCCAAATTGCGTCAACACGAGCGTCGGGTAATTTTGCACAGCAAATGGGTATGCTTAACGCTGCGGGTGGTCTATTATCTGCCGGGTATTCGGCAGGTGCAGGTTATTCACAATATAAATCTAAAAAATAGAAAACATGAATAGAGGATACGTAGGCAAAAATGAACTTCCGCGGTGGGTAACTCAACAAACTACCCCCGTAGGTGCTGCGAACTCTGATCAAATTCGAATTGTATCTCCTCAGGATTTACAAACCGCAGCTCAAATGTATGGAGGTGTTTCGGATAAGATGTTTAGTATAGCTGAAAAAGCTGCACATCAGCTTAATTTCATAGAACCCGATTATAAGTCTATGAAATCTAACGAAGCATATTTGCAAGGAGTTGAAGGTATTGAAATGTTAATGTCTGATCCAGCGGCGGCAAAAGATGGACCCTCATTCAGAAAGGCGGCAGAACCAATATTGAACGAAGCTTCTAAAGGTATGGGGGCTAATGAGGCGGGAGTTCTCAAACAGCTATTAAATAGCCACATAGTAGAAAAAAGCCTAGATATAACACAACGACAAGCTAATGACGCAGTAGCTGCAACTCGTAAATTCAAACATGAATCGTGGTCTAATAAGCAGAATTCATATTTAGCCCAAGTAGATTCTGAATGGACACCTGAACAAATGTTGGCTTTTAAAGACCAGGTAAAGCTCGACCGTAGGAATACGTTATATGATTTAGGGGAAGCTCAACATCAAGTTTTAGATAAAGAGCTAGACCTAGACTTAGAGCAGGCTTCAGTAGTCAACCAACTTTTCCGTAAAACGAGTAATGGGGTTCCAACGTATCGAATCCCAGGGGAAATTGGAAAGGTTGTGAGTTCTGAGAAATTCCAAACAATGTTAGCTGACCCTGAGAAATTTCCAAGGGCTATGCAAGTACTCAAAAATGTATCTAACATATACACCACAAAAGAGCAATTCGATAATATGATGGCTGAGCAGGAGGTTCAATCTAACTACTCTAACTTCGTTTCCAAATATGACAAAATTCAAGACCCTGTTAAAAAGCGTGAATTATATATTGAAGAGAAAAAAAAAGCTGGGGCATATAGTGTAGCATATCAGCAAAAAATGAAAGCTTTCGGGGCATCGGTTTATGGAGGGAGTAATGAATTAGGTACAGCTTCTACGAGGAGTACCGATGATTTTTACCGAAAAGGTGCAACCGGGGATATAACACCTGATAAAATACCGGCATTAGTTTCCTCAGGTATGATAACTCGTACGCAGGCAAATGCGATTACTGCAGGTGCTAAACTTCGGGATAAGGCTTACGAGGGTATAGATAAGCAATTTGATTCACAAATTTTTGCAGAATTAAAAATAAATGTGGCTACAGCTACAGGTAAAAATGCAGCGTTAGTTGGTCAAATCGCAGATAAAACCGAATCGAGTAAACAAAAAGAGTTGAAAGATTATATAAAACGGAATAAAGCAGCTGCTGCAGGTCTCCCTCCTGAGCAATACCAAAAAGCTATGGCTAATCTTGTAATAAGTGCCAAGCAAAAATCTCTAGAAATAGACCAAAGGAAACAGTCTTCATCAAAAGGAGGAAGTGCGTCAGATAAATTATTAGAAAAATATGCAAACAAATGAAGAATTACCCGATGATTTTGTTCAGGAAGAAGCAGAGTATAGGCTATCTCAGAAACCTTCTCCAGCATTGAACGCTTACATACAAAAGTATGATAAGCTTAATCCAAAAATGCTTAACTCTATGGGTTTAGGACATGTACCGAAGATGATAGAAGATTATCGTGCTGGAAAAATGCAAGCTGAAGACCCGGATTTTACCGACGATGTACTCATTGACTCTATCGAGAAATCTGAGAATATATCTGAGCGAGAGCATGCGTCTCCATTAGCAAAAACATTTGACTTACCATTCCAAGCTACCGTAGGTGCAGCTAGAGAACTTGCCCAGTCAGTCATTGGTTTAGGAAATGGTCTAGGAGAATTTGTCGCTGGGAAAGTATTACAATCTCAAGGTATAGACCAAGCAACCATTGATTCAGCTACCAAGCAAAATAAGGGTGTACAACTACCAAAAGTAGATCAACCTAAATCTATGGGTGGGGATATAGTGCGATCGGTAGGTCAATTTGTTATGGGTTTTGGAGCTACCGGAGCCGCATTAAAAAGTGTCGGGGCAGTGGGAAAAGCTACATCTATTGCAGGCAAAACTGCAGAAACTGCAGCTACTGGGGTGGCTACCGACTTCATAGCGTTTGGGGAGCATGAACAAAGATTATCAAATCTGATAGAGAGCAATCCGTCTTTGAGTAATCCAGTAACTAGGTATCTTAAAGCAGATCCTGAAGATGGGGTAGCTGAAGGGAGGTTCAAAAATGCGTTAGAAGGTCTAGGGTTAGGGGTGCTTACTGACAGTATGTTCAAGGCAGTAAAATTCCTGAGGAATACTAATGTCGTAAAAACAGATATTGGGACGCTAAAACAAGAAAGAAAAGTTCGAAACACAACCATTAAAAAAGGGTACGAAGATATACTACAGGGGCTTCAAGACATACCAACTAGGGTAAAGACCCCGGTTACAATGAGCCAAATGCAACAAGGTACTGAGAAAATTAATTGGACAACTGAGGACTTATTAAGTGGTGCGGCTTTCAAAGATATTGAAGCTGAGCAACTAAAGCCCTTTGGAATTAAAGCGACTATGATCCAAGAGGAAGCTATTTCTTCAGTTAGGAATAGCGTACCTGCGTATCGGGTTCGGATCCAAGGGGGCGATAGTGACGCAATCGAGGAATACTGGGGAGAAGCAGTTAGATTACAGCAAATAGATCATGTTGCTAAAGAAATTAACGCTAAATCTGCCGGTGGTCAAGGAGGTGCTAATTCCATGGTATACCGAAGTAATAGCCCTGGGGTAAAACAAATCAATAAACTTTACGATGTTTTCGCTAAATCTGATACATTAGACCGTAGGAAAATTGTGGAAGCACACATGCGAATCTTAGAGTCTAATGGGAATGCGGACAATTATATCCGGTCTTTGACGATGACACCTCAAGAAAAAGTTAAGCATGTCATAAAATCAACTTACCTAGCGAATATGCTTTCGGGGTATTCTACTCATTTTGTGTCTATGGCTGGAACCACACTAAACGGAATGATAGTTGCACCTGCAGAAAGATTACTCGCAGCTGGTATAGGGTCAGTTAGGAGGGCTGTAGGTACGAAGCTAGAGGCAGAGGCTGGGGACAAGATATCCAATGGTTTCTTCTCTAATTTAGAAGACTCTACTAAATACAAAGAGAGCCAAATATTGTTCCATTCCCAAATGGTTTCTGTTATCGATGGTTTCAGATATTTAGGAAATGCTATTGAGGGGTCTGCAAAATCCGCAATTGCAGAAAAGTCTGCGGGTCCAGTTTTATCCAGGATTAAAAAGATATCTGAGGACGCAGCTGATTTCCGCTTTGACAAAGGTATCGTACATGAGGAAATGAAAGGCTTTGGGTATAACGCAGAATTGTTAGGGCTTGAGAAAGAAGGGGTATTAGGTTCGGTATTCTATCACACGGCTAACTTACATGGGGCGTATACGAAAATACCTGGAGATCTAATGGCTACTGGGGATAATATCCTGAAAGGTATGTCTTTTAAAGCTGAGGCTAACGCCCAAGCTTTTAGGCTAGCTGCAAGCCAAGGATTATCAGGAGACGCTTTAAAATCCCAATGGAATGATTTGTTTGTGCAGGCGACCTTGAAACCCAACGCAGACCCTGAATTAATAAAGCGACTAGACGCTGGGTTTTTATCAAAGGGGGAAGCTAAATCTAAGTACGACGCGTCATTCTCAGACAATAACGTAGTAAAGCAGATTCAAGAAGATAGCCTTAAATTCTCAGACGAGTTCACATTTACGGGGGAAATGGGGTCAGTAGGAACGATGGCTAAAAATTTCAGGGACGCGTTAGATAAAGTACCATACATTCCCGCGGGAACTTTAATACTGCCCTTTATAAAAACCCTGTCTAATATGACTAAATTCGTATTCCTAGATAGGGGGTTATTAGCTCCATTTACTAAAGCTTGGCAAGCTGACGTTGCTGCAGGCGGTGCTAGAGCTGAGATGGCAAAAGCTAGATTAGCGAGTGGAATTGCTATGGTTGGTGCAGGCTGGTATCTTGCGTCTTTAGAGCTTATCACAGGGGACGCTCCCGAAGAACCTGGAAGAAAAGCTCTACATAAGGCGGCTGGGATTAAACCTAATTCAGTTCGAATAGGGGATACTTACCACGATATTAGCTGGCTGAGTCCTACTTCTAGTCCGCTTCTAATAGGGGCTAATATTATGCAGCTTATGGATCATGTGGAGGACGACATAGATGAGACTGAAAAAGAATCGATTATGGAGCTTATGTATCACTCAGCTTTTATGACAGCTTCTAATTTAATGGACCGATCATACGCAGCCGGAATATCTAAATTAATGGCTGCTATAGCCGACGGAGATGAAAAAGAAATACAATACGTAGTAAATAATTATGCCTCAATTTTAGCTGTGCCAAATGTTATTTCTCAAGTCGGGCAAAATATTAACCCTGAAATGCAAGACGCACAAACTGCTTGGGAGTCTATCAAAGCAAAAGTTGGCATGGACGTAAGACCGCGTAGAGATATTTTCGGCAGGGCTATTATGCGGGATCCTAAGGTCAATAACTACTTATACCCGATATCGTACTCGAAATATAAAGAAGACCAAACTGTGGCTGAAATGATAAAAGCGGGGGCTTATATTAAACAGCCTACCCGAGAAGTTCAGAATGTAAGGCTTACACCTGACCAATACGAAAAGATGATGTCATATATGGAGGAGATGGACGTTTACGGTGCTATTGGAAAGGTTGTCAGAGACGAAGTTGTGATAGATAGGAAAGGTGTACCCGTGCCATATAGTTCAGCTCCACGCACAAGAAACGCTTTAGGTTCTAACGGGGAAGATTCTTATTCAAGGAAACGATTAGTGGAGATCACGTACAAGACATTTTTGGACGCGGCTAAGGAACGTTTGATTAGTGAAGATCCCGATCTGCAAAACAAAATTCTTGCATATAAACTAAATGGATTTACAAAACCTGCAGTAGCTACGAATGACTCACGGCTACTGAAAAACCTTGGCGTAAAAACTCTTGATTAAATATATGGCTATCTTTGTTCCGATAAACGACATTCGACCTTTTAACTCCTACATCGCGAACGCTGGGGAGACCACTTTTGTATTCGATTGGTTTGTATTCAGAGCAGAGTACGTCAAGGTTTATAAAAATGATATACCCCAAGTTTATCTTTCGGATTATACTGTGCCTAATATCTCGGTCGGTAGTGCTACCGGTGGCACGATTGCATTCGTCGAAGCTTGCAAAGAAGGGGACGCTATTGTGATTTTTAGGGAATCTGAGATTAAGAGGACATCGAGTTATACTGAATCCGGGGAATTTAGGGCAAGTGCTGTAAATAATGATTTTAGCTATCTAGTAACGATTTGCCAAGAGTTGAGGGCTTTGTTGAATCGTTGTGTTATACTTTCGCCTACGGACGCAGACACGCTAGCTCTTAGCTTACAATTGCCTAAATTATCCGCACGTATTGGTAAGTATCTAGCTTTTGACCAAAATGGGACTTTTGTGGCTATGCCTAGCACTAGCAACGATTTATTTTACAGCTGGGTTAATTTTAATGAGTCAGGAGTTATCGCGAAAGAGACTAAAAAAGCTTATGTAGAGGTAACCGAAGCCATAGAGATTACCCTACCTGAGGTAGGTATTCTTGACGATGGCAGGGAGATAGAAATTCTCAACTCGGATAGAAGTGAATCAGATATCATGGTATCAGTTAATTCAGATATTATTACCTTAGATGGAGAGACTTCGGATACAATAGAACCTGGGTCTTACCGCAAATACATTTACATACATACTCGGCTAATGTGGCTAAGATTCGATTAATTCTCTTGACTATTATTACAGGGGGTGTAAAATATCACTAGTAAAAATTAATATACTGATATGGCTAATGGGCTAAAAACACTTAAAATCTTGGCTGGCGAACAGTTCAGCGATAAGATTACCATTCCGTGGGGTACTGACCTAGGGATTGCGTATATCGCCACAGCAGATAATGTCCCTTTGGGTTCTAAACTTGAAATGCACATTCAGTCAAAAGTGAATCCTGAGGTTTGGTACCCATTATACAGCCCTGCAAATAGTGCGAATGCTGCTATCGAAATTGTCCAGGGTAAAATTATGCCTTGCTCTCCATATGTAGACGGGAGGGGTGCTGAGTCAATAAAATTCAAAATCAATACTACCCCGAGTTCGGATATCAATCTCGAAGTGGGGCTAACTTATTTTTAACATTTATGGGATTCCTACCTATTACCGCCGTGGGGTTTGCTGACCCTTCCTCCGGTTCTTTAACCTCCATTCAAGGTAGCACATTCGTATTCAAAGAGCAGTCTTCCGTCATAAGTATCACCGAAACTTTTGTAGCTTCTAGGGAAGCTACTGCTAATATTACGTATGAGCTTCCGGATAAGGACACTGTGCCTTCGAATAACACATACAAATTTGTGAATATGAATGCTTCGTATAATATCAACTTGGCGGACTTTCAAGACGGAGCAATCGATGAAGCTAACCCATTTGTACTAGCACCAAAAACCGGGATTGCGTTAGTCTTAGACAAAGATAATGGTGTGTGGAAAATCATAAACGGAATATAGCCCTTCGGGGAGTATGCTTGGGGAAGCTAAAACCTAAAAAACTTATTTTAACTTTTTACACGATTTATGTCTTTTGACTTCTCAAACAAAAATATACCACAGGGTGTTAAGCAAAACTTCGCCGAAACGAAAACTCGCATAGAGGCTATCGAAAACCAAAAGGGGGCTGCTGATGGGTTGTGTCCACTTGGTTCTGATGGGTATGTCCCACTGGGGAGGCTTCCTTCAATCGCAAAATCTTCTAAGGTTGCGGCGGATATAACAGCCCGTAACGCTATTATTTCGGGAGATAGGTTCGAGGGGCTGAGGGTGCATGTACTCGACGCAACAGCGGATACATCGGTATCCCTTGGTAGTGCTGGGTATATCCTTAAATCCGGGTTAACTAACTCCGACTGGGAAAAGACATACGAAGACGAGTCTCTTGATATTGATTTCTCAGTGTTTCTCAACGTCGACAATGATACTTCCGATAGGGTTGATGAAGGGGTTTCTAACCTATACTTCACCGCCGCAAGAGCTAAGGCTGCTTCGGTTATTGGTAACTTCAATGGCGAGGAGACAGACCAAGCAGGTTCAGTGTCAGCTACCAAAGCTTATGTTGCCGCTACTATCGCTAGTACCCCGAAGAACTGGGTGAAAAAGACGGCAACCGGTACGCTAATTAAATCGGAAAGTAAAGTATTCTGCAACATCACTGCTGCGAATATTACACTGACATTACCTTCCGTAGGTGCTTCCGATGACGGGCAGGCTCACTTCGTGCTTAATAAATCTTCTAGCACCAAAACTGTGACTGTGATTGGTTCTGACGCAGATACCGTTGGTGGTTCAGCTACCATAGTCCTCCAAGCGGGGGAGTACGTTGAGTTCATATATGAGCATTCAACTACCGACTGGTTCGTAAAAGATTAATATTGACTTTTGCAAATCGCCGCATATTTTAGAGTGTGCGGCGATCGGGATATTACAATTATAAATACATTTATGGCAAACATACCGAAGTTTTTTGCAACTTTTATCGCCTCGTTAGGGAGTGCAGCTTTCCTAAATGTAGGTACTGGGGCTAATAAGGTGGTGCAGCTAAACAGCGGAGGGGGACTTCCCGCTCTCGACGCAGCACTCTTACTCAACCTTCCATCTAACCCCAACACTGTGGGTGACTATAAATTCAATGCTAAATCCGCGAATCACGGCATGTGGCTTTTATGTAACGGGCAGACTGTCTCACGCACAACGTATTCAGCGTTATTTGCCGAAATCGGAACTTCTTTTGGGGTGGGTGATGGTTCGACCACATTCACATTGCCTAATGGTATGAGCTGCGTACCTGGTACTATCGGGCAGCGGTCAGGACTTTCAAACCGGACTTTGGGTCAGTTTGTTGGTGCCGAAACGCATACGCTGACAACTGCACAATTGCCTTCCCATAGACACAGTATTCTATCCGACTCCGGCTCGGGTATCGGCTCAGGTTCCTCTACTGATAGGGTGCTGAATAATACTGATGGGGCTGTACGAAACGTGGCTTCCGGTCGGGATACCGAGCTTACTGGTAGTGGTCAAGCCCTTAACATTATGCAGCCTACTCTGTTTATCGGAAATATGTTCATCTATTGCAATGTCCAAGTATAACCTTAATTTTATAAATAATATATGCTAAAAATATTCATGAACCGCCAAAATGACAGCGTGCGAATTGGAAACTTCTACTGCTCCTTAGCGGAGTTCGCTATATTGGAGCCAGCGGTGTCTTTCCCTGCTGATTACGAAGAGATTGAATGTTGCTCGGATAAGACCCAGCGGCAGTGCATTAAATTTTCTGATGAGACAATATCCGGTATCCCCGATAAGTTACGGGAACAATTGGTTAGTCTAACCAAAAATGTCCCGCAATATGAGACAAAATTGTCGGATTTAAGGACTGTTAAGCCCCGTGACATATACGAGGGGTTAACCCTGCCTGAGGTGTTGGCGATAAAGGTAAGCAAGATTAATGCGAAAGCTTCTGAGTTGATACTGACTAAATATCCTCAGCACGCTCAAAATAACATGCTCGGGGAAGCTGTGGCTATAATCAATAGCGAATTAGTTGCGTTTAAATCGGGTACTAAATACACACTTTCAGCCACCGAAAAACGTGTGCTGCGGGATAATAACACCTGCCTTTCTTACATTAACGGTGTGCGAGCTAAGTCAAATGTATTGTGCGATTTAGTTAAGAATTGTGCTGACCTCGAAAGCTTGCTAAACATAGACATTCTCGATGTAAAATACTGGTAATCTAAAATATAATAATATGTCAAATATATCCCAATACCTTAGGACTTTCTTAGCTTCCCTTGCGGAGGTTGCTACCTCAGGGAGTTACAACGACCTAGCCAACAAACCTACGATTTCAGCTGTGGGTTTGTCAGGGAGTTACAACGACCTAGCCAACAAACCTAGTGTGTTGGCTCTCGATTCAGCGGGCGGAACCCCATGTTATACAGGCGATTTCAAACACTCGCTTCAAAGTGCGAATCACGGCAGGTGGCTTATATGTAATGGACAGGCAGTTTCACGAACGGTTTATTCCGCACTTTTTGCAATAATTGGCACTGCATTTGGTGCAGGCGACGGCTCAACAACATTCTTACTGCCAAATTGTCTAGGCAGGGTTAATGGTTCAATTGGTCAAGGTTCGGGTTTATCAAATCGAACTCCTGGGCAGGTTGTTGGGGCTGAAACTCACACTTTAACCGTCGCCCAAATGCCATTGCATAATCACATCGATGGTACTGCTAGCATAAATAACAACTTATCATTCGGGTCTAGCTCAACCACGGTGGCTGGGAATATTAATGTGCAGTCATCAACGAGTACAGCCCTACATGCAATAACATCATCAACAGGCGGAGGAGGTTCACACAACAACATGCAGCCAACAATATTTCTTGGAAATACATTCATTTACGCAGGAATTTAATAAATATTTATGTCACTTCCCTCTCCACCGCAAAACGAACCTCAGAGACTGAAAGACGCTAGGAAGTCCGTAATGCGAGATTCTTTGATTACCATTATTAAGAAGAAACGTGCTGAACCATCTGAACCCCCGAAGAAATCCCCGCCGAAGAAAAGTCTCCTTAATAGCAAGGTTACTGACCCTGATACTGCTTATCAAATTTGGCAATACCCTCGTTAGTTTTCGCGTATTTTCTGAGGAATTTGCTTGGGTTGTATTTAATATCTCCCAGCTAATGGAATCTTCTTTGCTCCCGCTAGTCTGTTTGTTGTTATGCAAGCCTTGTGAGTTCAAATTACGCACCCTTGCGTTCGCCATCTTGGTGTTTAACGTATTTGCTATCGCTGAATACTGTCTACTAACTTTCAACCCCACGATGTTTTATGCTACCTCTACCATTTTTGTGTGTGTGCTGATACCTGTTTTGTACCGGTATTTATCAGAAAGCCTCCGGGAGAAACACGTCGAGTACTCCCCCTCCGGCTCTTTCCTGACATACAAACGCCCACGAAATATTACTGGGACTATTTGTGCTTTGGTTACCGCACCTTATGGACACTGTTCGCTAATCACTGACGGTACAGAGTTCAAATACTCTAAGGGTGTTCTCGTTGAGCGACCCTTCCCGTTATCAAATAACTTGACTTTTCACAAAATACCTTACGTTGAATTGTCTTGTATCCGTCCTATGGTCGGTATGAAGTGGTCGGTATTCAATAACTGCTTCCGTACTTTTAACAAATTTCGAAACCCTAATTAATATTTGATATGGAAGCTCCTGAAAAACACGAAGTCCTAGATGTTCTCAAAGAATTTTTAGACTCAAAAGAGTTCGAATACAAGTTCAAAATTTGGACTGCTAAGACATGCAAAGAGGTAATGGCTAGCCATTGGAAACCTGTGGCAATCGTGTCGAGTGCTTTCATGGTAATTCTAGCTTTCCTTTTGACTTTCATTTTCAATCATATTAATACTACAATCGACAAACTCCAATCAACGACGAGCAGTCTATCCCAAAGTGTGGTGCGTCTTGAAACCACTGTTGGGCTAATGTATGACGGGACCCTCCAAAAAACTAAGCCTTCGGAGTATGATTACCAAAAATGAAATCCTCATGGGTAGGGACGCTACGCACCCACTATCGCCTAAGTTAGTTTCTAATTTAGAGAAATTGTTGGCGTGCTTAAATAAATTCCAAAATATATACGGCAAACCTATGGTAGTGTCTTCGGGTTATCGCCCTAGCGGGTTCAATTCTGCCGCGGGCGGGGCTAAGCGTTCTAACCATATTCAATGTTTAGCCTGCGACTTCGTAGATACTGATAGTGCGTTAGACAGTTTTTGCGTTGGTAGTCCCCACGTGCTTGAATCATGCGGTTTATTCCTAGAACACCCTAAATGGACCAATGGTTGGTGTCATCTGCAATGTGTCACACCTGCCAGCGGGAAACGTATATTTGTGCCTAGTACTTCTAACCCCGCACCAAATAAACTCGACATTCTCTTTTCAACATTAAAAATATGACAGCTATAAATTTCAAAGCTTTAATTTATCCGGTATTGATTTTTACCATATCCGTGGTCGGATATCTATCCTACCAAGCTATTGTGAATTATAAGAACCTATCCGTCATCGAAGCCTTGCGGAAGAAAGAAGCTTCGGATAATGAAGTGCTTCTTAGACAACAAGCCCAAGTTATCCGGAAACACTCGGAGGCTTCCGCTAAAATCCAAAAAACACAGGCTCGCTCGTTTGCTATCAAGACTGACATCGAGAAATCGCAGGCTACTGATGGGGGAGCGGCAATCAAAGACACTATGATTGACGAAATTAACTGCCGAATAGAGAATTTTTTAAACTACGAATTATGCGAAAAATAATAACCATCGGGACTTTAATCTCGTTAGCCGCTTGCTCAGGTTCTGACTTCACTGGATTTTCCAAGGGGAAATTGGTCGATAAACCTCCGCTTGAATTTAGCGTTCCTAAATTGGCGAAACCTAACCTAATTACCCACGACAGGTGTTACTTGCTAAATTCGCCTAAGACGCCTGTGGTTTGCATGCTCCCCGAGGAATACGCTAAGGATACCCAAAACTATTTAATCCTGTTGGAAATACTGAAACGTTATCAAATCAGTGAGCAATATAACCGCCCGTAATCACGATTCATTACTGTTTTGCAAATGGTAATCGCATAGAGCTATCGCGTCTGCTTCGTTGTCATCTTTTGGGAATATTCCGAGTTTTGTTTTGACAGACATTATTACGTCTTCTTTGCCTGCGTTCCCTTTACCGGTTATATGCTTTTTAATCGTGCCTACTGGTGTGCCTTCGTATGGTATATTATTCTCGATACACCAAGATTGGAGTGTGGCTACGAAACCTCCATATATGTGGGCTGCGTCAGTCCCGATATGCTTCCTGACTTCCTCGTAGAAACAATACCCGAAGGCGTGTTTTGTGTGGAGCTTAGCTATGTGGTTCCTGAACTCTACGAAGCGTTGCCCATGCGATTGGAACCGTGAAGGCTTCAAACTAACTGACCCACTAGCGATATGTGTTTGAAAATACCAATCCCCGACTGCCCACCCCGTTGTTGTGCCTAAATCTAGGGCTAAAAAACTCGCACTCATAATGTATATTTATTTAATTTTTTGGTTCATAACTTGCGGCGGATAAACATTTTTGCGAACAAAAAATCTTACCCTTCAAATACGTTTTTTTAGTAAATCTTCCAAGTACCTTGGTGCTAAAAAAATTTCCGCAACGGGAACACCTGTAAGTTTCACGGATTTTCATTTCCTCGTAGCACCCACTGTTGCGTTTAGCTTTTGCAACACACTCATCAAACCAATCCATATTATTCTATGATTAAATTATTTTCAGTTCGTGACAAATTGTCACGACCTATCTTTTCCCCCGTTTTAGCCATATCCCCTGCTAATGCAATGTAATTGGCACCATCAACAAAATTGTCTAGGTTATGCTTATCCCCGCCTTTGTGCCTACACGCTTTAAGCATAGACATCATAAACCCGACATCTTCGCGGGTTATCTTCGCCCCGGTATACGCAGACCACACGTCCGCTACCATTTGGAAATTGGACTCAGCTTCACCATGCAATTGCTTCCGCTCATTCCGTATCTTTGCGATTTCGCAGTATACTCTGCTTTCGTTTTCTAAGCTCATATTGTTATTAAAAAATTATTTCTTATATCGTTTTCCTACCCAGCCTTCTGACTTAACTGGGAAGCCCTCAGCCCATTCAGGAGTACTGCACATCAGGTGTTCGTACTCTTCATTAGACCCGAAGCCTAGGGGTGCTTCTGCAATCAATTCATCGTGGGAGTGCATTATTACATCGTAACCTGCTTTTTGCACAGCAATCATGCCATACGCAACTAGGTCGCGACAAATTGCTTGGACAATGTTCTCCACGATTAACCCGCCGTATATGCTGTATTCACACCATACCTTACGTGTCTCAATTGTCTTCTCCCCCGTGATATGCAGCTGTTCTCTAACTGAACCCCACGAGGTAGTAGCTTCTTTTATGCTTGGTTTATAATACGCAAGACATCTTTTACTCGGCAACTTGCAGTATAGGAAATCCCCGTGTACAAACCAGGTAACCTTGCCTTCAGTTATCGGTCTCCCTGTGCGGACTGCCAATATCGCCGCATTCTCCTGTGCGTACCATTGGGCGACGATCATCGAGTTTTTACCACGGTATGATTTAACTGCCTTTTCACAAAAATCTAAATCTAGTTCAATCTTTTGGCTGGCACAAGTCATTTGAAACTTACTCGCCCCCATACCATAGCCGCAAGCTAGCACCAACGTCTTACCAACGAGCCTTTCGATACTGTCCTTGCCAATTTCCTCAACAGGTTTTCCATAAGTGAACGCAGCTTGCTTCTCGTAAATTTTGCCACCGCTTCTAAAATCATTTAGCAAATCATCTTGACCGGAAATCCATGCGACTCCTCTTGCCTCGATAGCTGCATAATCGGCTACATATAGTTGTTTTCCTTTAGGTGCCACAATCATTCCGCGTATTGCGGACGATAAGAAATCCATAATACCTGTATCGTAGCAAGCTTCTATCATCTCCGAGCTTCCTAGCTTAAGCATATCCACCGCGGTATCCATGTCTTTAATTTTTCCACGGGGAAGGTTTTGAAACTGAACATTCTTCCCCGACCATCGCCCGGTGGACGCCCCGTGATACATATAATTATCTCGTATCCGGTTATCTTCGCCAATACAACCTAGCATAGCTT